AGAAGAGCTTACTACGAATCTACAGGACACTGGGTATCTTTAGACAGAATGGAAAGATCTATGTACCTCGAAGGTTTCTTACGCAGACAAGATGTTCTAGATCCTGACAGAAAACGAGATTGGGAAAAATAAAAATGGTAGTAGACTTTGACATTGATGGTGATGGTGAAATCACAGCAGAAGAAGTAGCTATGAAAGAACGTATGCTTGAGATAGAGCTACGAGAAGAGAAAGCTGAATCACAAAAGAAGATGGCTTGGGTAGCTATGGTGATGATGATAGGCTTCACAGTATTTTTGTTCACACCTTTAATGTCTGATACCAGAGTTTCTGCCTTAGCTGAATTGCTAGGGCTTTTCTACATAGCTCAAACAGGTGTAGTAGCAGCTTATATGGGAGCTACAGCTTACATGGCAGGGAAACCTATGGGCAACAAGATAGCAATGAAGAAGGACATGAGATGAGTTTTAGATTGAGTCAAAGATCTTTAGACAGACTAGAGGGTGTACACCCAGATATGGCAGCAGTAGTTGAACGAGCTATTCAACTGACAGAGGTAGACTTTGGAGTAACTCAAGGTGTAAGAACTTTGGAAGAGCAAAAGGCTAACGTTGCCGCAGGAAGATCTCAAACTATGAAATCAAAACATTTACTACAAGACGATGGCTTCAGCCACGCAGTTGACGTAGTAGCTTACGTTGGTCCAGATGTTTCTTGGGAACTAAATCTGTATGATGACATCTGTGACGCATTCAAACAAGCTGCAGAAGAAATAGGTTGCAGCATTAAATGGGGAGCAGCTTGGAGTGAAGGAGATATAAGATCTTACCCAGGAAGCGCAGAAGATGCTATGATGGCATACGTAGACCTAAGACGAAGCCAGGGGCGTAGACCCTTCATCGATGCTCCCCACTTTGAGTTGATGTAATGCGATGGCTAGTACTCTGTATTTTTCTTTCTGGGTGTGGGCTTACATCCTTACTTCCGTTTGGTGGATCAAGTGGGCCAACCGTAAACAGTAATGCCCAGATAGGAGCAGAGAACAGACAAGCTGTAATGAGTGTTGAACAAAACACTACAGCAGGAAGAGATATAGTATCAAAAGAAGTTGAGACAGGAACTGTGGAAAACTTAGACATTATCAACACCAACATACCTCCTTGGGTTATATTGCTGT